GCCGCATGGACGCACGGGGGGGTTTTTCGGTTTCTGTGTAGCGTAGGTGTCTGGTGTACGATGCGGCGAAGGGGGCTGCAATCTTCGCCCCGATTGTTGAAGCGGAGGTCACTGCATGAGCGCTGAATCGTTTAAGAATCGAATCATTGGACATGGCGAGGAAGCACCCGACCAGTTATTGGCTAACCCGAAGAATTGGCGCATTCATCCGAAGGCGCAGCAGGATGCTCTATCTGGCGTGCTTGCCGAAGTCGGCTGGGTTCAGAATGTCATCGTAAACCAGCGGACGGGCCATCTCGTGGATGGTCACCTCCGCGTGCAAGTCGCCATGCGAGACAATGCCGCAACAATTCCAGTTGCGTATGTTGACCTATCGCCAGAGGAAGAGGACTTAATCTTGGCAACGCTTGACCCGCTCGCCGCTCTTGCTGGAACTGATAAGGAGAAACTGGAAGACCTGCTGAATGAGATCGGCTCGAATAACCCCGAGGTTCAAGCGCTGTTAACGTCCATGGCGAATAGTTCTGGCATTACTGCGCCAGACTTCGACGCGGTAAGCCCTGACCTGCAACCGCAGTTGGATGAGAAGAAAAAAATCAAGTGCCCAGCGTGCGACCATGAGTTCACGCCCTAGCCTCAAGGTCGACTATTGCTCATTTGAGGCGGCGCGCTACGCCGTTGAAAAATGGCACTATTCGCATCGGTTGCCACCGCCACCGCATAACCCCATGGGCGTATGGGAAGACGGCCGCTTCATTGGAGCAGTAGTATTCGCGCGCGGCGCTTCCAGTAACCTGCTCAAGCCCTACGGGCTGACCACGTACGAGGGAGCCGAGTTAGTGCGCGTCGCGCTGACCAAGCATAAAACTCCAGTGAGCCGCATTGTCGCTATTGCACTAAAACTGCTCAAGGCTAAAAACCCTAATTTCCGACTCATTGTGTCATTCGCTGATCCGTCACATGGTCACGTGGGCGGCATTTATAAAGCAGGCGGCTGGGTATACGCGGGCAAAATGTCGACCACTACCGAGTGGATTGACAAGACTGGGCGACGATGGCACGGGCGAATGATCACCAAGACGGGCGTTGGGAAGGTCTTCGGCAAGTACCGCAGCGTGCTAAAAACCTCCGACTGCACGCCCGTAAAGGTTCCAGGCAAGTACCGATACCTCATGCCACTGGATGATGAAATGAGGGAACGCATTCAGCCGCTATCATTGCCCTATCCTGCGCGTGAAGCATTGGTACCGATGCAGCCCGATTCCATCGGGACGAGGACGCTGTGACGCGATCCACGCGCTCCAAACTTATTGAACGGGTGAACTAATGGGGACGCGAGGCCCTGCTCCAAAGCCAACGCGCCTGCGACTCATGGCTGGTGAGACTCGCCCTTCAGTGATTAACTACGCCGAGCCGATCCCTGCGGGTGGGCCATTGACTGCGCCCGTTGACCTTCGACCAGAAGCGCGTGCAGTTTGGGAGCGCGTCATCGCTGCTATCGGCTCCACTGGTGTTCTAACTTCAGCCGATAAGGACATCCTGCGGCTATACTCGGAAGCATTCGTTCGCTATCAGGAAGCGGAGGCGATGCTAGCGAAGACTGGACCGCTGCTCAAGGGCAGGGACGGAAATTTCGTTAAGAATCCACTGCACCAGATTGTGCGCGATAATGCCGATGCAGTTAAGAAATACGCCAGAGAATTGGGACTTACGCCAGCGGCGCGCGTAGGGCTGAGGGGAGAAATAGGTGACCAAGCGAACTCGGCAACCGCGAAACTCGACGCAATCATCCAAGCCGCCCGCCGTTCATGAAGGCGAGATAGTCGCCACATTCATTGAATCATTCTGCAGGTTGTCTAAGGGTGACCAGGCTGGACAACTAATAAAACTTCGACCATGGCAGAAGGACATTCTGAATGACCTTTTCCAGCATCGACCTGATGGCAAGCGAAAATACCGACGCGGCCTGCTACTCATGCCGCGCAAGAATGGGAAGTCACTACTAGCCGCAGGCATCGCGCTTTACTCACTCTTCCACGAGATCGGCGCCGAAGTTGCAATTGTCGCGGGTGACCGAACGCAGGCGCGCATTATCTTCCGAGAATGCTCGCGCATGGTTGAACTTGACCCTGTCCTCAGCCGAAAACTGCACGTGGTGCGTGACGTTATCGAATACGCAGAGACTGGCTCCGTGCTGCGCGTTCTCTCATCGGAAGCATCGCGCGCGGAAGGGTTCAACTTCTCCACGGTACTCTTCGACGAAATTCACGTTCAACCAGACGACCGACTCTGGGCAACCGTGAACCTTGGTAGCGGAACACGTACTAACCCGCTCGTACTTGGCATTAGCACGGCAGGCGCTCGGACAAATTCCAATGGCGAGGAGTCGCTATGCTACAAATTGTTCCAGTATGGGAAGCGCATTGAATCTGGAGAGCAGCAGGACGACGCCTTCTATTTCCGATCATTCAGCGCGCCCGATGACTTGGAATGGGATTCACCAGAGGCCGCCCGCGTAGCCAACCCAGCCTACGGCGACTTCCTTGACCCTGAAGACTTCACCGCCGCAGCGCGCTCCATTCAGCGCGCAGAATACGAGACTAAGCGACTATGCCGCTGGGTGTATTCAAGCAGCCCTTACCTCCCTGCTGGAACGTGGGACGCGTGCGCTGATCCAGCCCTAACACTCCAGAGTCATGACGCGATTGTCATTGGATTCGACGGGTCATTCAGTAACGACAGCACAGCCATTGTCGGCGTACGCATTGAAGATGGCGCCGTCTTCGTCCTTGGATTGTGGGAGCGACCTATCGACGACTTATCGTGGCGCGTACCCGTGGAGGAGGTTGAATTCAGAATGGAAGAAATTTGTAAGACCTACAACGTGCGAGAAATAAATTGCGACCCATTCCGATGGCAAGCCACTATGGAGAAGTGGCAGGCGCTTGGACTCCCCGTAGTGGAGCACCCACAATCACCCGCACGGATGACGCCAGCCACGGCGTCCTTCTATGATGCGGTGGTCAACAATCGTCTAAAGCATGATGGCGACGTGAGGTTGGCTCGGCACATTGCGAATGCTACGCCAGTGCAAACCCGCTACGGCGTGCAAGTCCGAAAGGGTAAAGACGCAGGGAAAAAGATCGACCTTCTCGTGGCAGCCATCATGGCGTGGGGGCGTGCTGCTACGCTAGGCAGCACACCTGCGGAGAGGCCGCGTCCTAAAGTTGAACTATTTGAGTTATAGGAGAATGAATGGGAATCGTTGACCGAATTCTCGGACGCCAGCCAGAGACCCGTGGTAAGGCTGGGTTCTGGTCGCAGGATACTTCCAACGAGGTCGCTGGAACTTCCATCACGCAGGCAACGTCGCTTCAAATTGGTGCGGTGTATGCCGCCATCAAACTCTACGCGGACACCGTCGCAAGTCTCCCAGTGGGCGCCTTCATCAGGGTCGACGGCGTACGCCAGCCCGTAAAGCGTCCACGATTCTTAGACTCGCCGATCACTAATGACGCTAACTTCACACGATTCGACCTCATGCACCGCACGGTTACCAGCCTGCTCCTTGACGGGAACGCGTTCCATTTTATCGTCCGAGATAAGGGCGGCGAAGTCATTGAACTACGCCTCCTTGACCCAAGCAAGGTAACCATTCACCGAGACACCGATGGCAAGCCCTTGTACACGGTTAAGACGCAGGGCGGAACAGGGACGTATACATCCGACGAGATTCTCCACATCACCTTGTTTGGTATTAACGAGGAACTACGCGGAATGTCTCCGATTGAGACTCACCGCGTAACGCTTGGACTCTCGAAGGCCACGGGCGAATACTCAGCCAAGTTTTTTGAGCAGGGTGCTTCGGTCTCTGGCATCATCAAGGTTCCAGGTGAATTGACGCAGGATCAGGCGGAGAGCCTGCGCAATAACTTTGGACGACGCCACGAGGGGATGAAAAACATGCATAAGGTCGCCGTTCTTACGGGTGGCGCGGACTTCACCACAATGACCTTCAAGCCTTCCGACCTAAACATCATCGAGAACATGCAGGCTGGTACTGAAGCCATCGCGCGCGTGTTTGGTATTCCGCTGCACATGCTGCAGTACCCTGGGGCGAACGGCTCCTATGCCAGCATCGAGGTCATTAGTATGGAGTGGCTGCGCCTTGGACTCGGTCCACTTATCTCTCGGCTAGAGGCTGCATTCCAGCGACTAGTTATCGGCGACACTACGTTTATCAAATTCAACATTGACGGCCTTCTCCGACCTACCACAAAAGAGCGCTTCGACGCGTACGCAGTGGCGTTGAATAATGGGATTCTCTCACTGAACGAGGTTAGGGCTTTGGAAGATCGACCACCAGCAGGGGTGAATGGCGATGAATTCTGGAAGCCATTGAACATTGGCACCGTCGGCGCGCCGCCAACGGGTACGCCACCTAGCACTGGAGGTGCAGCATGAGTGCAATTATTTGCGACGTTGACGGAACGCTCTACATGTCGGGCGGTAAGGTGAACGAGCCAGTGGCTGCATTCATCCGTGACCAGGCGGCTATTGGCGAAGATACGATGATCGTATCGGCTCGGCAAGTTTCACGCCTTGAAGAGACTAAGAAATGGCTGAAGGAAAATGACATTCCATTCAGCATGATTCACCTCAGCGACTTCCCAGCGGGTCCTAATTCTGGCGTGGCATTCAAGAAATACAAGGCTGAGCAAATGATCAAGGACGGTGAGGAAATTGACTTGTGCATCGACAATGATGCAGCCGCACGTGCTGCGTATGCTGAACTCGGACTGAACGTGGAAGACCCTAAGAATGTCAAGCCTGGTTATCAACTTCCGAACGCTGCGGACGTATCAGGTGGCAATGAGCACAAAAACCCTGCTAAGCCTAAAGAGCCTGCTGGCGCTATCGTTCCAGACATGTCACCAAATCCAGATAGTGCGCCTCAGGGCATGACGTACGCAGCGCCGACAACTATGTCGAAGCGCGCAATGGTCATTGTTCCAACGTATGTCATGGAACCAGCAGCCGCTGGTGTGCTTGCATGGGATTCAGGGCTCGGACGCCCTGACGTAACCGAGCGCGATTACAATTACGGAAAGATGCTCGCATCGGGTCAAATTGACAGCGAAGAACTTTACGAGGTCGAGCGTATGATCCTCAAGAATGAGGACATGTGGGATGACATCCCTGCGAATAGCGACCCTCTTGACCCTGCATGGCCAGGTCCATACGCAGTCTTGGCGATGCTCTACGGCGTTGACCCTTCAAGCGAAGACTCATGCGACGCGACCAAGGGCTGGTTGGATGCAGTAATCGACCGCGCTGAATACGCTGAGGAACTAGCAGGCGGGGAGCAGGGCGCACCAATGGCTGAGCCGCTCCAAGCGGGTGCAGATTCCGAAGCGAATGTCAACCGTGGCGCAGCGAATGAGCACGAGATTCGCGCGCACGCGCTAGGTGAATTCACGGTCGCAGACACCGCCGACGGGCAGAAAACCTTCACAGGGTATGCAGCCGTGTTCAATACGGCGAGCGAAGGGCTGCCATTTGTTGAACGTATTGCGCCAGGTGCATTCAAGCGCGCAATTTCGCAGGCGGATCAGGGACGCCGAGTTATCAAATTCCTTCACGGTCACGATGAAAGCCGCATGTTGGCGACTACGGCAAGCGGTCGGCTCAAGTTGCAAGAGGATACAATCGGGCTTCGCGTTGAGGCGAAACTTGACCCAGCCGATCCAGACGCCGCAGCGGTCATTAGTAAACTAACCCACGAGGCTTCAGCCATGGGAATGTCATTCGGGTTCACGGTACCGAAGAATGGGCAGCAGTGGAATGAGGATGGCAGCCGAACGCTCACCGACGTTGGCCTTCTCGAAGTGTCCACGCTATCGGGGCACACGCCTGCGTACCCTGCAACACTTGGACTCACTGCCGTGCGCAAGGCTGCGAAGCCGCTGGGCGTTGACGCCGATGCGCTCATGGCGACGGTTGAAGCGATCAAGGCTGGCAAGAATTTGAACGAGGATCAGACTAACCTGCTCGACAAGGTACGCGCCAAACTCGGCGCTAAACCAAAGTCAGTGCATCCGAGTGTGGCAGCCCAACGGCTGAACATTGCCCGTATGATGCAGGAAGACGTTTAAGACCCCGCGTCAAGAGTCTCGCGCCCTACGGGGAGGCTCACTCTTGAAGGCTCGTCGGCGATTGTCGCGCTCTATTGTGGAAAAAATAATTGTGGCACTAGCCACAGAAAGGGTATGACCACATGTCAGACCTAGTTAAGAAGTTGGCTGAGAAGCGCGCAGCGCTCCTCACCGAGGCTTCGTCAATCGTCGCCGACGCTGCCGAGCGTGGCGCCGCTCTTGAAGGTGAGCAGAATGCTCGCGTGGATTCACTGACCGCAGAGGCTGGGCGACTTGCCGACGCGATCAAGGCAGAGAAGACTGCAGCCGAAGCCCGCAACGCGGCCGCTGAGGTTCGCGCTGAGAATGCCGCCGTGTTCGCTCCTAAGACTGAAGAGCCTAAGGACACGAATTCGGAACTCCGCCGCATCGCCCGCGAGGGTGGCTCGGTTGAATTCCGCGACATTACCAAGAGCACGTTCACGCAGCCAGTCACGCAGGACAATTCGTTCTGGGTAACCGCTGGTCAGGTGAACCCATTCCTTGACGCCGCAATCGTTAGCGTCATGAATGTCTCGAATGGTAACGCCATCACCTTCCCGCGCACCACGGCGCTCGGAACTGCCGCTGCAGTTTCTGAGGGTTCGGCGATCGGTGAATCCGACGGAACGTCGGATAGCCTCTCGTTGACCCCTGCCAAGTACGGGACGCTTCTCCAGATCAGCCTGGAGCAGGCACAGGACGCTATGTTCGACGTAGCGTCGTGGATCGCAACCAAGGCTGGTGTTGAAGTGGCCGTCGCCCACGGTGCAGTAGCGGCTCCTGCCGTTGCCGCTGCCGCGACGATCGGTAAGACTTCAACCACTTTGGCGCCGACCTACGTTGACCTAGTGGACCTTGTCTACTCGGTCAAGCAGCAGTACCGCCGCAAGGGAACCGCTGGCTTTATGGCGAACGATGCAACGCTTGGTGGCATCGTGAAACTCCTTGACAGCCAGAACCGCCCAATTTTCATTCCAGGCGACCTGAGCCGACCTGACAGCCTTCTTGGCTTCCCTGTCTACTCAGCCGCGCTGGCGAACACGGGCGCGAATGCCCTTCACACACTCTTCGGTGACCTCAAGTCCGTGTACACGGCCGTGGTCGCTCCAGGGGTGGCCGTGGAGTCAAGCCGCGACTACGCGTTCAACGTTGGTTTGGTCACGTACCGAATCATTGTCCGTGGCGCAACGGGTCTTATCGACGGTAACGCCGTCAAGAGCCTGAAGTCATCGGCTTCCTAATCCGTAGGGTTTAGGTAGAGCGACGGGGAGTCGGGCTTCGGCTCGGCTCCCCGTTAGCATTTGGAGGCGTATGCGAATTCGAATACTTACCAAAAACCGCGATGGAATCGTGGTGGACTTACCAGAGGAAGCCGCACGCGCGCTTATTCGACTAGGGCGCGCAGTGATTGAGCCCGTGCCACAGGAGCGTGCAACTCTCATTGAAGAGCGCGAGCGCGCTACACTATCGCCAACGATCAGCCCTAAACAGAAGGAGCACAACTAATGCCTGACCTATCGAGCGCTCAAATCACGGTAACTAGCGCGGCTACGCTACTGGTCTTTGCTGACAATGACGGATGCCGCGTCCTAGTACACAACAAAACAGGCACCGTCGTCTATTTGGGCGCGTCTGACGTTACTACGAGCACGGGAATGGGCATTGACTCAGCCGCTGGCCCTGTATCCATCAACCTTGCCGCTGGCGCAAAATTGTATGGGATTGTGGCGTCAGGTACGCCAACGATTCAAATTCTCCTTATGGGAAATAACTAATGCCTAACACTACCTACGCCACGCTTGCCGAATTCAAGGAAGCCGCAGGCATCCTTAGCAGCGATACCGTGAGCGATACGGCGCTCCAAGACGTATTGAATACGTCCGCCAAGATGGTCGACCGTTATTGCGACACTGCCATTGGCTTCGGTCAGACTGCAAGCCAGACGCGCTACTACCAAGCCAGTAAGGTTACGCAGTGCCTTATTGACCCTCTCGTTAGCGTCACCACGCTCGCAACCGATAATGGCTGGGACGGCACCTTCTCGACGACGTGGTCGGCTACCGACTACATTCTCTACCCGCGCAATGCTGCGCTCGACTCTATGCCGTACTACTGGATGGACGCTAACTTGGCAACGGGCGCGCAAATGTTCCCGCTCATTCCAAATGGCGTGAAGATTGTCGGCGTGTTCGGGTGGCCTTTGGTTCCCGCTGCGGTCAAGCAGGCAACCATTATTCAAGCGCTCGCCCTGTTTAGCAGCCGTCAGGCTCCGTTCGGTGTGATCGGGGCTGGCAGTGAGGGCTCAGTCATGCGCATGAGCGCAGCGCTGCACCCTGAAGTGAAGGCGCTGCTGGATCCATTCCGACTAAGGGGAGGACTTGCATTCTAATGAGCACACAGAATCGCTACAAACTAGAGATTCAACAAGGCGCCACGCTATCATTGACGGCGACATGGACAGACTCGACTAGCGCTGCAGTCAACCTGACTGGCTATACGGCACGGATGCAGGTGCGCTCAACCTACGATGCAAGCGCCACGATTCTCAGCCTAACGAGCGCTGCTGGCGACATCGTGCTCGGTGGCGCTGCTGGCACCATTGCGATCACCGCGTCGGCTACCGTCACCGCTGCACTCACTGCACCGTGGAATGGTGTTTATGACCTTGAACTTATCAGCGGCGGAGGCGTCGTCACTCGGCTTCTGGAGGGGCCTGCTACCGTCTCGCCTGAGGTGACGCGATGA